TAAATTAGCATTAGATCAAATGAGTGCAGCAGAACGTGCTGATCCTATGATGCGTAAACAAGCAGCGGCGCAGGCTGTGGCAGATGCTGAGTCGATGAACGGTGGTCTAGCGGCAAACGCAACACCAAGACTCGCACAAAACAGTCTAGGACGTGTTATTTTTATGTATAAAAAATACGGCGTTACGATGCTATCGCTGCTGCACAAACTATCAAGAGAAGCTTTAGCAGGGCAGTCACGTGAAGCTAGACGAATGGCTAGGTTTCAAATCGCAGGTATATATGGCTCCGCAGGTGCGTTAGCAGGCGTAGCAGGCATGCCACTATACGGCACAGTTGCCATGGTGCATGATCTTTTTGCTGATGACGATGACGAGGAAGGGGATGATCTTGATAGCATAGTTCGTATGTATTTAGGTGAAGGCCCGTATCGCGGCGGGGTAAACTACCTCACAGGTGTAAACGTGGCTACACGTGTTGGGCTTGGCGAGTTTTTATTCAGGGATACACTCGTAAAAAGTGACATGCCTTTGCTTTATCAATACTTTGAGACCGTGGGTGGGCCGCTTGTAGGGGTTTACCTTAATACAGAACGTGCAGCTAAACTATTTGGACAGGGAGAGTTTTACCGTGGATTCGAAGCTGCTGCACCTGCCGCAATAAAGAATGGTATGAAATCACTACGTTATTATAATGATGAAGGTATTGAAAACGTAGCAGGAGATAAAATTATAGGCGACATACATCCTGCACATGTGGCTGTACAAGCATTTGGATTTAGCCCTGCTGAGTACTCTAGAACTTTAGAATTAAACGCAGACGCAAAAGGCGCAGAGCGTGCTGTTCTAACTCGTAGGAGTAAACTCCTAAGAAAGTACTTCAAGGCATACTTTGATGGAGATCAAGACGAATTGAATAGCGTAGCGCAGCAGATGCAAGAGTATAATCAAGATCATCCACAGTACCCCATTACCACGGACACGATAACTAGATCACGTAAGAAGAGATTGTCAGATAAAGAGAAAAAGTATCGTGGTATAACTTACAATTCTAGACTACGTGATCGTTACGTTGGCTATCTAGAAGACTACGGTGACGATGTAAGTATGTTCTTCTAAAAAAAGACCCCCACAAGATGTAGGGGCCAGATAACAATGGAGAACAACATCGGGAGGACGTTGTCAGATATAGTATATCACATAGTTCTCCATACTCGTAAACCCAATTTTTTATTTTCGACGCAAGTTTGCGTTTTAAACTTCCAATTTTTAAGTTTTTCTACTTCTTTTAGCTGCAACTGTGCTTTTTCTACATCAAGGCAAGGTATAAAAAACGACCACCCAACATCCATAGTTTCCCAGTTTATAGTTATCAGCACCCCATCTGGGTCTAAATCATCAATCTTCAACGCCATCTTCATTATCCAGTGTATACTTTATAGACCATGTTTTTACAGAGGGTGTCTTACCCATGTACGTGTCTGCGAATATGCGCTTTTGTTCACTCTTTGCCTGGAACTTGTTCTTTAGCTTAGTCAACAATTCACTATAGTTTATCTGGTTCTTTACACACCAGTCTTTCAACGGTGTGGGTAACAAGTATAGTTTCTCGCTAGTTGTTTCATATCGTGCAACAATAAAACTTCTTGGGTCTTTCTCCGCAGGTGGCACTAGACTACTGATATTTGACAACTCCCCATCGCTGTCCTCGGTGTCATTTATCCAAAGTATATTGTTCCACTTCTCAGCTATGTACCTACCTAGCAACTCATTTGTATTAGACTTCGCATCGCCCATCCGTGCTTTTGCTAAAATAAGCTGCTTTACTGACCACTCAAAAATATTGCTTGTGTTGTACTTAGTGATGCCTAGTTTCTTCCTGAGTATTATCGCTGCTGTTATTACAGCCGCTACTCCTGCTGACCAGAAACGGTGCTTAGATGTAAGTCCTGCTGCTTGGTCTAGCCGAACACGAACCGCATCTAACATGGTACGTGTTTCTTCTTTGTTATTCATAACCCACTGCACAAACTCAATACCTAGCCAACCATAGTTTACTTTAACCTCTTCAAACAATTTGTCTGTTATCTTCTTATCCTCTGTTGAAAGCTCCATGTCTGACACGCTTATTTCAAGAAGACGTAGCAGTTCTGCTTCGGCATCGGCTTTGTAACCAGTGACAGCGTCCCACATGCTTGAGTTAGCAGAACTCAAAGACAGGAGTTCCCATGGTTTACCACGTACCCTTTCTATATTGCCCGACTGTGCAAGACGGTTTTTTTGCCTACCGCCAGTCATTTGGTATAGATACCCAGACGCGAACTCACCTGATATGCTTGTAAGCTCGTCCACCACAGGCGGTATATTCTTTAACACCTCACACCTATTCATAAAAGAATTTAAGGTATCTTCTGACCCAATAGCGCGGTTCATTATCGCCCAAGGGTCTCCCCATGCAGCTAGCCCCATTGCTTGCGCTGTTGTTTTACCGATGCCAGACCCACCTGTTAGATGGATCGCTAAACTGTTCATACCTGTGAACGGCATAAGAACAGAGCCGAAACCTGCACATACGTTGAATTGGTGTAGAAGCCACCCCTCGTCAGGTTTATTATAAAAGTCTATCATCTCTAAGTGTCGTTCTCTAGTACCCTTCTCTCCAAAAGCGTGAAATAGGCTAGACGTAGATGGCGATGCAGGGTTGTATTGCACCTTGTCAGGTCTAATTAATTTATCTCCAAGAACAAAGCCTGTCATCTCGTCATCAACCCAACCAAACTGCCTGTGTGCTTCGTCTGCTTTAACTGTTTGTTGTAACTCACTTATCCATTTATTTGTGTACGACATGAGTACGTTTGTCTCCTGTGATGATATTGCTGTAACGCCTTCTTTTGACATTGCTTTACGAAACTCATTCGGCGCTGTCACTACAGTTAGCGGAACTGTAAACTCACGCACACCGTCTTGCGGTAGGTGCAATCTAAATACTACTAATTCGCCTTGTTCTTGATCATACAAACGGCGAGATACATAGAACGTATGCCTATAAATGGCTTTATCGACTAACTCATCATCTTCTTTTACACGCACATAGATGCCACCATGCTCTCCACCAAAATACGGTTTCGGCATTTCGGGTATAATGTATTCGCGTTTTACACTACTTGGACTGTTAGCGGCTTTTTCAGAAACGGTCTGTGGGCCAGACGCTGCTTTGATACGTTGCCCTAGCACCAGAGGTGTTTTTATCTGTTCCCAATGTGGGCATCCCTCACACACATCTGGGTTTAACTCATTAAACTTGGCGCAAAGGTACGGCCCTTTTATTTCATTAAACTTCTTGAGCATAAACTCTTTGTCATACTCATCGTGCCGACTTGATATTGTGACTGCGGCTTCCTCACCTTCTTTACAAAACTTTGTAATAGATAACCCTGCTCTCCATAGTGGTTCGTCCACTGCATTTTGATTTATAGCTATGTTTCGTAACTGCTCACATCCGTTACCTTTAATTGTTTTCTTCATAATTCGCCCAAAAGAAAACTCTTTGTTTTCATTTAAAGCTTCTTGTAATGCGTCTGGGCCAAGATCTAGCGCAGGGAGTTTAGGCGCTAATCCACCTAATTTATCAATAAACACAGACAACTCTGTGGGCGACACTAGATCTTTACCAAGAAGATCCACAGGTAGTGGTGGGTCTTTTTTATAGTTGTGTGTACTAGGCAATCTTAAAATACTGGCTGCATCTGTGGTGCGAGATGCGTCCGCAGGAAAGCCATGTTCCCTACAAAGCTGCCCTAGTTTAGAGGCAGCAGGTTCCCACTCTTCTCGCGTTACAGCCTCTGTCAGAGGCCAATACACATGGATACCATTACCACTGTTCACGGTTATCGGTGCAGGTAAACCAACTTTCTTTTTAAATATCTGTAACTCTCTAATCGCATCGGCTTGCGTAGGGAAGTCTTTACCTTCCCCACAATCTAGGTCTAACCAAAATGCTTTTATATTCTTTACGTTTGCTTTAGATCTACCACCCCACTGAGAGCCTTCTTCGTTGTAAGTGCTCGTGGCGAAGTAAACATTATGTGGAAACGTGTCTACCTCTGTGGCTTTACCTACAAGTTCTTCTACTGTTTCAAACCAGTAGTGCTTTGGCACAGGTTTTTGTTGCCACAAATCTATAGTGATTAAGCATGAGTACCCCTCATCGCCCAATACACTCTTTAAAAAGTCTATTGTATTCACTGCTCTGCTCCAAAGTTAAGTGTCGTGGTGAGCAACGGAGGAGTATACTCACCACGACGGTACTACCGTTAGGTATTATTCGTCCTCGTCGTCAAACAAATCACCTACGATAGATTCAAGGTCATCATCAGAAGAGGGAGCAGTAACCTCTTTCTTTTTAGCGACCTTTTTCGGCGTTGGTATCTCATCTGCTTCAACAGGAGCAGTATCAACCACATCTTCAAACACAGATGAAGCGTCTTCTTCTTCCACAGAGAAACCCTCTTGTGGTTCAAACGGAGAGTATTGTCTCTTCTCAGCGACTGATAAAACTTGCACCGCTTTGATCCTTAACGACACTCCGTGCGAACTCATACTATAAGGTACAAAAACTACACCTATATTTATGGTGCTACCGTGAGTAAGTTTGAATTCTGGCGGTAGTTTCTTGTTCTTTGCGTCCACATGCAGAGGTGGTTCAGTAATCTTCCCTTTGTACTGACCTTTTAATTGCACCGATCCGATATACATACCTTCTTGGTCTTTCTCAAACACTTCAGTAGCTTTAGGCATGGCAGGCCACTCGGGTTTAGCCTCTGCTTTGTAAGCCGCTGCCATAGCTTTATAAAGCTTTTCTGCTTGTGGTTTAGACATGCGAAAATCCATTTCAAACTTTGCATTTTCCTCCGTTGGACCACAAGGCACAGTTTTACCCCTTGGTGGGATATTTCTGTCATACCTATAAGTCTGATCCAGACGAGGGTACATAGCTTCAACATTTTCAATTAGATATATGGGTTTGGCTTCTGCCATTAGTCTTCTCCTTTGTTATATTCAAAGCCATCTACTTCAGCAAATGGCGATTTATCCACGGTAGTTTTGTCTTGCATCACCATGGTTTGTAATGCAGCAGTGCTTGCCGCAGGGCTGTCTTTTTGCTTCAACGCTACTTCAAGTTCTTGTTCGTCAAGAGCACGAACAGCTTTAAAGAAAAGTTTCGGCATGTCTACACTATTGTCAAAATACATCTGTGTAACAACAGCAATAGACGGAGTCTTATGCTTCTGTAAATATTTAGCATAAGCTTGCACCCCCATGTTACCATTTTCGGGTCTTCCAAAAATAGAAGTCGCAGGAATGCGTATTTGGTAAACAGTGTCCATCTGCTCCTCTAGTATAATCGCCAGACGTTGCGAAAACCTACAAGCACGACCACCCCCTTCGCCTGATCCCCTAATGTTCTGTACACAGTCCATGCAGCGAGCTGCTTGTTTCTGTTCTAACGGTACATCAGGTGATGGTTTTTGCGTGTCTGACGACCAACACGTAGGAGCAGATGGATTTTCTGAGTCATACATATCTTTATAATAAGTACGAGCCAGTTTTGCAGCGTTAACTATTACCATGTTCAATGAACCATCAACCACACCCACAGGATCACCACCTACAGACTTAGAAAAACGTCTACCCCCGATGGTAATTTGGTTTGGTTTGTGTTCAGCCACCGCCGCATGGATCATTAGTCTCTCCCTTTACTAATGATCTTCAGATGTTGAGGAATTTTCTTCCCAAGAGTTTAACTCTTCATGGCGTGTCAACGCTTTCTCTATCGCTTCTACGTTGAAACGATACGTATCACCTGCCTTTATATAAGTCTCTCTTGGGATATGCCCCTCACGCAACCATTTTCTAGTCGTCGATACTGATATGCCAAAGTAGTCGGCAACTTTGCCTATCTCTACATATGTTTTTTCTGTCATTTCTTCCTCACTGATACTGTGTACTCCGAGTCCACGTTAAGACCTTTCGGTATAAGATCAGGGTTTTCTACTAGGAACTGACGAACATTTGTTTGGTTCAAACGTTTCTCAAAAAGTTCGGGTACATCATGCTCTCGTATAAACTCGTACATGTTTTCCCAATCGCTTGTCCAATAACGCTGTTTGATAGACCTAAAGAACGCCCCTTCGTTTGTACGCACCGATTCGACATTGTGCTCTTTACAATGCTCTAGCAATGCGCTTTTTATTTTAGCTACCTTTTCACTAAGCACGTTGTCTTCTTCTTTGAACTTAGCGGCAAGTTCGCTACGCTGATCACGTATCTTTATGTACGCTTTTACGAGCTTCTCTATTGAAACGCCCATTTATATCTCCATTGTTATTTATATTTAGTAGATAGTGTTTAAACTTACCTTAGTCAAGTAGTTCTTTGTACAAATCTATAATTTTTGTATGTACATCAATTCTGCTGTCTAACAATTTGTATATACGCTGTTCAGCGGCTGAACCATAAAGCTGAATGACAGTGCATTTGTGCTTCTGCCCAGAACGGTGAACACGTGCATTCGCCTGTGCGTATGTCTCTAATGACGATGTTGGACCCCACCACACAACAGTATTCGCTGCTGTTAGTGTTACTCCATGCGCTGCGGCTTGCGGTTGTATTATCAGTACTTGAGGGTTAGGCGTAGTTTGGAACTTATCGAATAACTCTGTTCTCTTAGATGCAGACACGTCTCCTCGTATAATCCCACACGTTATCCCATCCGCCGTTAGCTTGTTGGCTAACAAGTCTATAGTGTGCCGAAACGGAACAAACACTAAAACCTTTTGGCTGCTCTCGTCTATCGCTTCTTTTAAAACCTTGTACCGATTAGATATGTCAAACTCTAGTGTCTCGCTGTCGTCAGTATACACTGCACCAGATGATATCTGTAGTAACTTGTTAAGCACAATGGCTGCGTTGACAGCGGTAATGCTTTCATCTTCTACCTGCATTACCATCTTTTTACGTAATTCTTCGTAGTATTTTATCTGCTGTTTAGTCATTTCGACTTTACGCTTGACGTAAACCATATCGGGTAAGTCTAAACATTCTTCTTTGGTAAATCTGATAGCAGGCTGCAAACAACTGTGCACTGTGGCTTGCGCTGTCTCCTTGGGCATCCACTTAAATTGCGTTACTTTCCACATAACTTGATCGCGGAACGAACCAAAGAAACGTGGAACACTTAACGGGTTAACTAGCTTTGCTAACCCATACGCATCTAGAGGTGATTGTGCCGCAGGTGTACCTGTCATCATCCATAGCCAAGTATCATCAGAGATGAGTTTTTTGAGGGTCTTCCATCTTTTGGTCTGTGCATTTTTATAGTGCGTTGCTTCGTCTACAATTATACAGTCGAACCCACCATTCAGTATTTCTTCTTTTACAATATCAACACCGTCATAGTTTATAATTACAAACTCTGCACCGCCATTAATTATGTCTGCACGTTTCTTTTTATTACCGTAAGCTATGTCCACAGAACGGTGCATAGCAAAGGAGAACAAGTCTGCACGCCATGCGCTATCCATGATCGAGAGCGGGCAAACTACCAGAACACGCCTTATTTGTTTTTGTGTCATAAGGTAGTCAGCCGCCCAGATAGCAGAGGCGGTCTTGCCTGTGCCTTGTTCGTTGAAACAAAAGGCACGTTTGTTCATTGTCAAAAACTCTGATGTTTTCTTTTGATGTTCGTAGGGCTTATATTGTCCCGTCCACTTGTAACGTTTACTAATAGGTGAGGGTACGTTTATATTTAAATTCTTGAGGGTATGTGCTTCGTCAATACCCCATTTGACTACGACCTTATTCATCGACAACTCCTTGCTGTTCGGTATCACTGTTGTGACCCTTTTTGGGTTGCGCAAATTCAACAGGACTGCCTTATCCCGAATAATCTGCATGTTGTTCTCCAGTTTTTATTTTTTCTTTTTGGGCGGTTTGCTCATAGCCCCACCTGCTGCACGATTTTTCTTACGGCTTTGTACTCTTACACCGTCTTTGTTTTTTCCACCTTTACTCAGTGGTTTCTTGTGGGCAATATCTTTGCCTTCTCGTTTATCTGCTTTGCCATTCTTATTCTTGTCTACCCCCTTCTTATCCATTTTACGCCTAGCACGTTGACGTTCCATACGCGCTTCGTGCTCACCTCTAGCTTTTTGCTGTTTGTATTCTTTCTTGTATGGTCTTGGTTTGTTTTTATAAGGCATTAGTTTCTCCCATTGTGGGCGCACTCAAGCACTGGACAATGACGTTTACACAACCCAGATGGGCGTGGATTCCATACATCCGACTCAAATGCTTTTTCCATCTTACCATAAATTCCTAACCATTTCTCCCAAAGATTTGGTTCTGAGTCAATCTCGTATTCTTCTTTGACTAAACTGTTTGCAACCACAAACAAAAGCCCTGCCTTGATCTTTTTTATATCGGGGTAATGCTTAAACACAGTCAGCGCCATTAGTTCTAACTGTCCTTTGTCAGCATACCTAGCCGACTTGCCCGTTTTGTAGTCTATGACATACGCAACACCTGCTAATACGTCTATGATTATTAAGTCAGCTATCCCGCGAAACCAAACACGTTTATCAAAAAATCCACATGGTTCTAAATTAGCGGTCAGACCCATTTTCTTTTCGCATACCTTGATACCGCGTCTAGAGTTTAGATTGTCAAGCATGCTTTGAATAAACTTAAATTTTTTTGGCACTGGCACATCGCTGCCTATATAGTCTTCACAAACTTTATGAAGTTCCGTGCCGTAACGCATAGCCTCTGTCTCCTCGACAGGGTACTGCTTCAACACTTTTTCGTGATAGAATTGTTTAGGACACGTTTCAAATGCTTTTGCTTTACTAAATGACCAAGGTGCTATACTCACTCGCAATCCCCATAAGACTTAGCTGTTCCGCTTTCACAATCAACAGGTAAGCCTTTCGCCCAACTAGGCGTCCACCGCATACATGTCTCTACAAATGCCTGTGCTTCTTTTACTTTGTTATCTTCTACACAGCATACAATACTATCGTGTACGGTCAACACAACTCTGTACCTCTTAGCTATCTTTAGCATCTGTTCGCCAATTATACAACGTGCTATGGCTTGGCAAACATTCTCTATCACCTTCCCACCATAGATTTTGTTTCGACCTCGCCGCACCTTGTATGTGTACTCGTCACCGTCATAATTTAGATCTTCATAAAACAATGGAAGTCCAGACGGTAAGACCAAAGCCTTGTTACTGGCATCAACGCCAATCACGCCTTTACGCCCAAACGCCACGGCTCTACTGTTAGCCAACTGGCTAACCATGTACTGTGCGTCACGCCACAGCTTACTAATCTTAAAGTTCGACTGACGGTAAATATTAATTATGCGTCGGGC